AATAGAAATCGCACCAAATCCGCTTCAAAATCCATCATAGATAACCTTGTTCGCCTACACAATTACAAAGCCGATTTGCCCTAAAAATCACTTATTTTCACAAAGGATAATAGCATATAATACAGGGAGGGGTACACTTAAACTATGCTATATTAAGTACCTAACAGCAGCAGACGTACCAATAAAATTACTCTTCCGTTTTCTTAAACGTCCAATATTTATCCTTAATCAAATACTCTCCATCCTCGTAAACAACATTATATCTGGACTTCTTCGTATCACCTTTATATTCATAATAAAAATATCCCTTTTCTGGAACTAACACTATTTTAGATGGATCATCGACTTTATCTCCATTGCTCAAATATGCACTGTCGTTATCAATGGTGAAAACAAAATCATATTCAGAAGCACCCGTTCTCCATATACCATTTATCACTTCTGACATTTCATCTTTACTCTGGAACTTAGCATTTTTATTGGATATTACCATAATCAAAATACATAGAAATAAGATTAAGGTCATCACAAAAAATGATATAATGATTGCCTTTTTATTTTTCATTCACTGACACCTCCTCTACTATTCACTTCCACACGAATTACAATGCCATTGCTTCTTAATCTTTTGCGAAAATATTCCCCATAATGCTACACTTCCTGCTTTTGTCATAGTAGAAATTTTTTTAATATTTTCGCTTTGGCAGATTGGACATTTCTTTAATATTGCCAAATCTTCACTAACCTCTGGGTCTTTTGCTTTTGAAATTTTATTACCTAAATACTTTGTAACCACATTGATTACATCTTTGTTATAACATCCTAAATTAAGCTGCTCAATTATTTCTTCTTTTATTGTGAGCAGTTCTGATTTTGTCGGATGTATTCTCTTCTGGTATAAATCGTTAAGCACTGAAGGCATTTTTTCAAAGCAATCAGAGCATATAACCAACTCTTCATTTTCTAATAAAGGAATGCGTACTGTAAGTAATCCAATATTTTTACCACAACACAAACAATTCTTAGCCATATATGCAACTACTCCTTTTTCTCTACAGCAATCCAATTATTCCAAGTATAAAATCGCACACAAAACCAAATTCCCCTTATTGTGTAATTATACCATACATCATACAAAAAAGGTAAAAAAATAGGGTATATCAGATAAACTAATATTCAATATGCCCTAATCTCTAATCCCACAACGAATAGAACCACTTAGAAAATAATTCCAATGCCTCATTCTTGCAATCTTCCCTGTACTGGCTCAATGCTTTTTCTTCCTCATAATATTTTTCCTCAATATCCTTATACTCTGGTATTTCACTAGGAAAATGCAAAACTCTACTATGTTTATTTTTCTTTTCTTCTTCGAGTTTTTGTCCAAAGATTCCATATTTTGCTTCAAACTCTTGTAATACACCCTCATGCTTTTTCTGATATGGATTTTTCTTCTGGCACATTTCCTCATTCATTTCTCTAAATAAGAATATCATCTTATCCAAAATTTTATCCCACTCTGCATGACATTCATCATTGCAGGAAATCCCATGTTCATCCACGTACTCTGTCCCCAAACAGCTCGGACTTCCATGCTTTGTATCTTTGAATTGTTGCAACATATCTGGCATAAGATTCATAAACCAATAATCAATGTTCCATAAATCCTTATCGCAATAACCTTTTGTCACTCTCTGAAAGCTGTATTTTATATTCCGCAACACAAGACCAGGTATCTTCCACGGTCTTTTTCTTTCATACCAAAAATCTGTTTTATTCCATACATTATCCATTGTGTAGCACCCTCCATCAAAATAGCAATATCCCCGTCAATGACGAGGATATCTTCTATACTGGTATGTAACACTTTGCTTAGAATCAGCAGATTATCCAAGTTGGGTAACGATTTACCAGAAAGCCATTTATAGACTGCCTGTGGATTTTCAAATCCCATAACTTCTTGAATATCTTTTACTGTATATCCATTATTCAATAAAAGTTCTCTGATTCTGTTTCCTGTTGCTTCTTGTTGGATTGATAAATATATAGGCTTCACATTGCTCCTCCTTATACATCTTCCATCCCGATACACAAACATATTTTATCATTATTTCAATGTTTCTTCCAGTAATTTTATCTGACAGCACCTCGAAATTATATTTAATTTTATGCCTATAAGCATTATCTGTCATTAAACTATTGGTTTAATTCAGTTTTACAACGTTTCCCTCTTTGGAAACGTCAATCTTCATACGGACTATAAGGATGCACCTCATATTTAATCAATGCATCAAATAGCCTGTCTGGTATCTTATCTCTATATCTCAATGCCAATACCCTAATCTCCGATTCCTTAAATAGTTTATATTCTTGAAAAGCTTCTTCTTCCGTATTCCAGTAATGCAGCTTAACTTGTTTGTCATGCCCGAATGGTGTGATCCTTGCAAAGAACTTATCCCTTGCTTTGTCATAATCAACACCGATAGCATAAACCTTTGCTGATTTGTAACGGCTTCTTCTCTTTGTAGCACTTGCCAAGGCAGAATTGATAGTCTCAGGCAATATACAACACTTGTCTGGTGCATACTCTTTATTGCCACGACATAATAAATCCTTATCAACTGCCATGCGTTCTCCGTCACACTCATAATAGTTAGCAGAATACCATTCAGCAAAAGAATCTCTGCTATTCTTCCAATCGTCACACATATAAGCATCATCATAGCATTGATTCACCAATAATGAACTACCACCATAACACCTTGCATAAATCCCCTCATAAATTTTATAAGCTGGATTGCCCTTTACCGTATTGTAATCATAATATTCCTGTTCTCTGCTAATCTCTGCAACTGTTTTGACGTGCTTACGTAACAACTCATACTCTTCCGCAGATACATAAATCAGATTCTTATAATAGTTGTTATTCATATTTTCGTCTATATGCCATATCTTATTGCATCCTGTCGGCTTGATTAAGAAATACTTTGCTACAAGAATTTCTGGACTTGTTTCTTCATGTAAAGCAGTTCCGTCAATATCATAGGTTACAATCGTCCAATGCACACTTCTTTTGGGATCACCGCTATCCATTTTATGAAAGAAGAATGTTTTATCTTTCCTCATATTGTTTGTAAGTCTGCCATGACTTGAAATCCAATAATGCTGTGTATCTTCCAACTGTACAAATATTTCATCATCTCCAAGTAAATCTATATTATTCTTTTTTGTGTCAAGCACTTTATCATCTGATAGCTTTATGTAATCTCTGAACTCTTTTCGTTCAAATCTTCTTCTATCTTTGACCTTTATATAAGCCATAATTCCTTTTTCTCCTTTATAAACTGCAAAGAGGCAGCAGGGTTAAATCTGCCACCTCCGATTATTAGTCAATTTCAATCTTATAATTCAGCATACCTTCATACACATAATCTGGCACTTTGTCCTTACACTTTTCTGCAAGGTCACAAATATAATCAATCTTGCCATCTATAAATCCAGTATGTGCTTCTTCCTCTGAATCGAATACACCTATATCCATCTTCTTATTAAGAACTATCATTGATACTGAATATGTACCATCATCATTCTGTTTGATGTTGCTCTCAATTCCTCTATCCTCAAATACTGTATTCAAGAAATGCGTCATAAACGCACACGTTTCTGGACTGTAGATATTACCTTCCTTATAGAGTAAATCTTTGTCTAAATCGACCTTAGTCCCAGGAATATAATGTGCGTCAAACCATATCTTGAAATTCTGGTAGTTCTGCCATTCAATACAAACTTCCTTATCCATGTAATAAGGTTTTAATTTATGTACAACATCGCTATAGCACCTCTGGATCATATTCTTCCACTTTACAAATGAGTATGATTCATAATCAATATCTGAAGTATCAGCACCGACATAGCCGACACCTTCATAAGTTCTTTTATTATGCCAAGGTTTCCAATCATCGGGTTTAAACTCCACAGCATTGACAATCTCCATAATCTGCCTATCTGTGATTGTTCCGTCCTGTTCATATATGCTTAAAATCTCATTGTATTGTTTATCTGTGACTGGGAATAAATGCTTATAGTAATTATCCTTTGTATCATTCTTCTTATGCCAAACCATTGTATTATTTTTCATGTCATAATTGACAACGAACATCTGAATTACAAGATCACTGGCAGTTACCTTCTCTTTCCTATATCCCCATCTGTTCTTAGATTTGAAATAAATATTCCTGTCAAGTGTATAGGTCAATTCCTTTGTGGCTCTTGAATATACACCTTTTACAAGCTGGTATGTTCCATCATTCAATCTCTGAATTATCCTACCATAATTAGAAGTCCATACAGATTTATAGTCAAATAAACGCACAAACACTTCATCTTTTGCAATAGTATCAATACCAGATTCCGACCTATACAAGATTTGAAAATGGTATGGTTTCTTATATTTCCTCTGTATCTTCATCGACTTATCTTTATGATATATTTCTATGCCATCTGATAATCTTTGTTGATAACGCTTTTCTCGCATTCCTTCATTAAAACACTCTTTACACATACTTCTTGTATAATTATGGTTTATTCCAAATTTATCTATTGGGAGTTCTCTCCCACATTTCTTACATATTTTTGCTGTATCCATTTATAAAATTTCTCCTTATTCTTCGCATAAAAATAAGACAGCAGAATCAAATTCATACTGTCTTTCAGTCAATCAATATCGAATAGGGGGTAAAAGGGGTGGGTAGTAACATATATATATCTTAGTTACACCCCTACCCTTTTACCTACCCTTACATCTCATCTTCAATTATTATGTAGGGATAGCCGTCTGATTTTATATCAAATTGTTCCTTTAATACCTTATTAGCTTTGACTTTCTTCAATCCATAACAATCCATAATCTCATTTAAACATCGCTTAATCTGTGTCTCTGTGACTTCGTATCTATACTCATTACCAAGAATATAAACAACCTCTTTCTCGGTACAATATCCTTTTCTTTGAATACAATGCAAAATCACTTCTGAAATCTTCAATGTACATTCATCACTAGCCTTTGTGGTAGTTCTGTTTACAATCTCACCATATTCATTTTTCTTTTTCTTATACTGGGGATATAATGAGGCGGCTACCTCAAAACCTTCAGAACGATAGAACATATCAAACGATACACCGCCAATTCTATAACCTTTATCTTTCCAACGGATTCCGTTATCTTCTATTGTTTTCAACTGTTGTACTACCCATGATGGAATAGCATAGAAATTGACACGATTCTTATTGCCATTCGTATATTTTAATGCGTTTTTCAATAATTCCTTTGGTATCTGGTCATTATCTAATATCCGTATTAAATCGTGATAGATAAGCATTTTCACATACTTATTGATCTTGTCAATCTTCTTCTGGCTATTACCTTTTCCCATGTATTCAGCCAACTTTTTATTAGTAACATAAAAGATTATTTCTCCATCGTCATTAGAAAACTTCTCGCTATAAATATTGTTTCGTGCAATAGACAGCATCATAAGAAATGTGTCCTTTGCATATTTGATATTTTTATCAGCCTGTGGACATAGTTCTTGAAATTTATTCAGAGTGATATTACTTATCATCATGTCTATATTTTCTCGCTGTTCAATGCTCCAATTAGATTCCTTAATAGACAGGTTATAAATATCCATTATGAATTGAATTGCTTTAAATTCAGACTTGAAATCTCCTAACATTTCAATCAACTGTTTTATGTTAAGAGTAAGATTTTCAGAACAACATCTATACTTTTGAACTCCATTTTTCGTAGTAAAGATGTTTGCAGAAGGGTTATGATCTTCATGCAGAATACAGCAAAAAGACCTCGGATTATCAATATCTATCAGCTCTGCAATATCCAGTTCTGAATAGATATAATCCCAAAATTCATTTTTTGTATCAAATTCAATCGGTTCATGTGCTAATGCTGTACGCAGATATTCAACATCATGATCCTTAATTGCTTTAACATTTAAGTTTTCATATACAGGTTTTACCTCCGTATCAGCTTTTTCCTTTTTTGCAGCAGGCTTCTTCTTTGATTTTGGCTGTGCATTTGATATATATTGCTCATACTCATCTTTCCAGTATTTATCAATAACTGATTCTACATTGATTCTACTGTCATAAGATGGATATAATACCTCATTCCCTTTACCACCGAAAAACAATCTATCTCTATTGAAACATACCTCATCAATCCCACCTACCGCACCCATAAGCGTAGCTTGTAATTTATCTCTGATGCTGCCATCTGTAATAACTGTATCATTGCAGAATATCATGCGGAATTTATGATGTTCTTCCTTGTGTGAAAATGTGGTGTACATAAAACATGGTACAATTCCAAGAGAAATGACCTTGTTATATGCTTCTTCTATGCACATTCCATTGTCAAAATCCAAGCCAAATAACTGTTGCTGTGTCCAGTTATTAGCTTTCATACCGCCAACTAAAACTCCTGGCTTAAATGATGCTCCATGACATAAAGCATCTGCCAAATCTTCTATTGTAATTTCTGTCTCAACTAAACTTTTCTGCACCCATCCACATTGTTTTCCTTGTGGTTTCTCGCTGAATCGTTTATTGAAATACATACATTTAATCTTATTGTCACTAATCATTTTCCTCCTTTTTATCGAATCAGAAGGTCAAGAATGGGTACGGCATAAATGACGCACCCCTAATAAACTGCTATATTCCACACATCTGTGGAAATATAATTAACCAGCTTATTTTTTAGCTCATTAAAACAACTCAAAGGAATTATCCCTTCAGTCATATAAACTGCTATATGTAGCAGTCAAATTTATTCAATTTCTCATATTGGGAAATGTGCAGAATTGCACGTTAGATATTCTTGATCTCTGATACAGGCTTTCTTTTACTTCCTGCCTGTTGGGAAATATCCATACATTTGTTTAGAATCGGTGTATGTCTGCCGATTATCTCTTTATTCAACATACCCAAGAATAATTTTAGCAATGCATTTTGCATTATGTTCATCTAAATCCTCGATTATTGCTTTGGCAAGATCGAGATTGAGATATCCTAATGTCATTCTTTCTTCTTCTGTTGGATCGTAATTATGTTCAAGGGCTGCATTGAATTTATTACAAGTTTCTATAATATTTTTAAACATTTTTACACCTACTTTCTATGTCTGCCATTATCTGATTGTAAACTGTACCGCTCTTATAAGTTGCTTTATACCCTCATAACTATATACAGTATTTCTATAATTAGATCTATCTGGATATAATTCAGTAGCAATATTTCCAAGTATGATTGATATTGTATCAATATCCTTACAATCTTCAAAAGTAACAATAATATTAACATTGTAGCATTTTTCTATATTTCCACATATTAAAAGTTCATTCTCAGTAACCTCGACAGATATAAAATTATCATACCCGAACACGGACATATCATTAGCAAAAATAAAATTATCTTTTATGTACTTCATTCCATATTCTTTTAAACAATGCTTGTGAGATTCTTCACCCTGTAAATAATTCTCAAAATACTCTAAAATATCAGAGTTATTGGAAATCTTGTCAATCAGTTCCTTCTTAATCTTTTCAATGCTTAATTCTTTTGTCATAATATTTAGTCTCCTTTACTTTCTTTGGACACCATATAGGACTAACTTCTGGTGGACTATACGCACCAAGCAATCCATATATCTGTGTCGGTTCGTTTTCTTCGCAACAATAATAATCATCAAATAAATATTCCATACTTTTACAGCGTTCACATTTACTGCAATCTGGTATATCATTCATGCTTTACGTCCTTATTTTGTTATCAATTCATATTGTATTGTACATTTTTCTTTATCAGTGGCTTTTGAAAGTCTCTGCTCGTCTCGTTGTAAATGTACGCCTAATAAAGTTACCATACAGCCTATATTATCATTGCATTTCTCTGGTAACTCAAAATAAGCATCCTTAATATGTAATATTTGTGCCATTATTCATCCTCGTTTTCTGTATTCTGTTTTCTGTATCTATCCCTAAGATTGTTACTCGGTGTAATCTTCACAACTTGATATGCCTTATGCTGATACACTTTATCACGCACAATATCATATCTATTTCTAGGCGGTATTGTTACTGGCTCAATCTTCAAAAGATTATTCAGAATAATAGCATTATCATTATCCATTTCCTCATATACCAACTCATTCAATGCAACAAGCATTGCTTTTATATCCTTTTTGTATAAGCCTGTCTTTTCAGATAGCTTGTCTATTACATATTTTTTATATAGAATCATTCAGTTTTCCCTCCTTCCTTACACTCTGACTGTAAATCCTTGACTTTTCAAATAAGCAACTGCATCTCTTACCAATTCTCCATTATCAACAGTATTTGCCATCGTTGCATCCCATACATGCGGTGTATTAGTTGCTAAATTCTTTCCACCATGCAGACCTTCATTCGCCCATGTTGCGACCTGTTGACCAGTTACACCATAGTAATTACTCATATAATCCACATCAATATAAACCGATGCTACCGCCTTACCTCTGACAATTCTTGCGTCAACTTTAAATCCTGACCTTAGAAAGTCATATTGTCTGCGATAATAAATCGGATCATATGAATCGTAATATCTCTGTAGAAAGAAATTCAATGTCTCATATACTCTATTTGCCATTCCATCAACCATTTTCTGCATTGTTGGCTGCAATGCCTTTTCTAATTCATCCATATTATTTATGTGTTTTGCCATATTCCATCCTTTCTGCTAATCCTCTGGATTTTCAATCACATTGAGAATCACTGCATTATTTTTTCTATTTTTTGATTTATAGTGTGAAAAGTAGACCAAGCTACCTGTTCTTACATATTCACCATTTGATTTGGTGTATGCAAAATTTTTGCACTCACCTTTTTATGCTGATTTCCTTGAAATGAAGTTGCTCCATGCTGAATTCCATAAATCCTTTCAAGTTCCTTAATACATCTACCAAGCTTTACAGGATTAGGATTTCCAATTCCACGCTGACGAATATTCGTTTCAATAAGATCCTTTAACACCTTATCATCATTTTCATACTTCCTAATATCCACCATAATAGTAGACATATTAAGTTCCTTTGCAGCTCTTACACGCTGATGACCTGATACAATAACCATATCTTGAGTCACAACAATTGGTTCTCAGATCTTTTTTGTGAATAAAATAGGTTTCTCCGTTAGTCATACTTTGAATAAACCCATATCCCTTGTCGTTGAAGTATTTTGTAATCACTCCATACATTGATGTTCCTCCTTTGGTTAGTTTTTCTTCCAATGAAATGCATATTTCTTAATTCGGTCATATAAAGGCTCTCTGACGCTCTCTGTGGCTCATACAGGCACTTTATGACCATTAGTGGGTATTTGGTGTCTTTCGATTTTAAGGCACTAAAATAAGCCCACATACTCATAATAAATACAAGTATATGGACTTATTTAGATGTCCTAATTATATTAAATTATCTATGCTTTTCTTTAAGACTTACTGTTCCATTTTCTGTGCCAATTTTATATCAAACTGCACCAAATAGCGATAAGTTACGATAACTTATTGTGAGTACCACAATTCATACAAACCGCATAAACACAAGCTTTATAGGTATTTTCAAGGGTAATAGACAGAACATAACAGAGAACTCGATAAATTCGCTCTTATAACTCTCCATCTTGTCATTTCCTCCTTATTTTAAGCCATTTCTAGGTATTTATTTGATTTATTTTCGTGCTACTGTACCACTACTGTACCAATTTGTATTTACCCTACCTGTCTTTCCTCAAACTGTTCCAATCCTTTAAACAAAGAATCTGTTGTAACGTGCATATATAAATCTGTTGTTAATTGTAATTGAGAATGTCCGAGTATTGCAGATACTGTCTTTATTGGCACTTCTGCCTCAAGCCATCTTGTAGCAAATGTGTGTCTAAAGCAATGAGGTGTAAATTTTTCAAAAACTAAATCTGGATAATCTTTGTGTATTTTTATCATAATTCCTTCTATGCATTCAGATACTAAAAATTGCGTAGTAGGTTTATTATTTTTAGTAACAAATACCAAATCTTCAAAACCTTCCATTGGCTCTTTATCACAGACCGACTTTTTCACAAAATACTGTCGCTTTAATGCCTTGATAGCCTTCTCTGTTAAAGGAATATCTCTCATACCCTTATTAGTCTTTGTTGGATGAAGTTCAAAAGTATATTTCCCATCTTTTGAAAAATATGTCATGGAATGCCTAACATGGATAATTTTATTTTTATAATCCACATCATCCCATTGCAACCCAGAAAGTTCACCTATTCGCATTCCTGTTTCAAGTGCAACAATGAAAAGACTATAATAGAATGTGTCCTCTGCATATTCTAAAAATAGCTTTGTTTCTTCCACTGTTAATACTCTTCTAGGTTTCTTATCTTCTTTGGTTATCTCTGTAGTAATTTGTTTTGCAACATTTTTGGTAATGAGATCACTTGCCAATGCCTTTTCAAGCATATCTACAAGTATTTTCTTACTATTTTTTCTCTCATTATCAGTCCTCAATTCGTTAATTGCATCCTGCATAACAACCAAATTCAATTTATTAAGTTTTCTCCATCCTAATGCTTTTCTTACACGTTTATAATGTCTAGCATATGTATCTTTTGTATTATTCCTACAATTCTTTTTACAAGTTGCCATCCATTTTTCAAACCATTCATCAAGTGTCATATTGTTACTGACAACATTTATTGCTTTATCATCAGCAACTATCGCTTCACGCAATTTTTTCTGTACACCATTATAAGTTTTATCGGATATTACTTGTCTCTTGCCAAATCTATTTGTAAATCGTGCAATGTATAAACCATCTTCTTTCCTCTGGCTGATACCTTTCCCCAGCTCTTTACCATTTAATGATTTACCCATATATATCAATCCTTTCTGATCTGTCAGCAAATCAAAAAGTCAAGCATAGATATACTTTTCTAGTATATCATCCTCTTGTTGCTTTTTCAACTGACAAATCCGTATAACCTCAATATTTTCTACATTTGTTCTATTTATGCTACATTGTCTCATTGTCAATCCATTCATCTAATTTTTTCTTATTGGCATACCAACGATTACCTATCTGTACTCCAAATCCGTTATATCCTCTCAAAAGCTCTCTTGCTTTTGTTTTTCCAATTCCAAGATAATCACATACTTCTTGAATATTTAATAAAATTCTGCCATTATTCATTACTGCACTTTCTATAATAATCACGCTCCTTAATATAAAAGGCAAAAGTTATTATAACCTCTGCCCTAATCAAAATCATATATTCTATTCCCATTCTTTTGATAAACTGTCAGCAAGCAGATATACAAGACCTCCTGCTAATGCTATACCAAAACATTTGACCATTTCTTTCTGATATACTGGTATCGACTTCTGTACAAGTCCTACATTAATACCGCAAATATTTCTTAATGGAATTTCAATTCCACAATCATATTTCAGTGCATATATCATACACCCCATAGCCTTTTCAAATGGAATCTCAAACTGTTTCATAAGCTTTTCCAAGCTATTCCATATTTTTTCCACTTTGGATTTATCATATCCCATGCCTGTAAACATATGGATATATGTACTTTTCTTTGTTTCTTCATCTGAAATTTCACTGTTTATATCTGTATCTGCCAAGAAATCCTTGCACATAAACTCAATATCATCAAATTTGATAATCTCACTTGAATAACTCCATACAGATTTAGAAGTATCAAGACAAATGACTGTTACTGGCTCTGCTTCTTCATTCTCTTTAAATTCTCCGACACAAGTAATCTTTCATGTGTATTCCTTATCCGCAGTTCGGCATATTACCTTATCTCCTTCGTGGAATTTATCTGTAATGCCATCCTTTGTATATTCTATATAATGTTTTGCTGTAATATTGTTCATCTTTTACACCTCATCTTCCTTCTGTTCACAGAATGCTTTTAATAATCTTTTGTCATAGAAATGTCTATGAATTTTCTTACAAATTCCCACAATAACACCTACACCCATATCAAGTACATTGATTGCAATAAACATAGCAACTGAACTAATAACAAGCATCGCAATAGCCTTGATAAAGTTAAAAGGTTCTGTCCACATACTGTAATTGCAGATTGTAAGCACTACCGCAACAATCTTACTGATGCTCCAATAATTTCTAATAAGTTTTTCCATTTTCTTTGTCATTTAATTTTTCCTCCATGTTTTATATTTCACAAATGTCCTTATATTTCTGTAGCAAGTCGTTATTCATTTCTTCATCAATCAAAAACCTTGCGCTCGATTTTTGTTGTATATATTTTCATCCTTCCATTAAAAAGAGAGTGCCATAAAGACACTCTCTTAAAGATTAGACATATTTATTTATATAACCTCGCATTACCTATACCATTCTTACCAAGTTGTTTGGCAGAAACTGCTTCAGTAATACATTGTGTTGTCTTTCCGTTCCTGAGAATTTCTTCTCGTAATTGTCTACCAAAGGTTTCAACATCGTTGACACCTTCCATTTTGATATCACCAATCTGGATAGTAGTATTTCCAGAGTTGCTTACATTCCTTGACATATCAGGTAACTTCGTAAACTGACTTGTAATTCCCATCTGTGCAGGATTCATCTGTGCCATTTTCCAAAGATTCTCAGTCATCTCATTTGTGAACACTTTATCTCCTGGATTAAGTTTTGTTAAAACTGCACCGTCAGAAGCACGATAAATCATTTCTCGTTTATCTTCTTGTGTCCATGCTAATTGACGCTTATCAATATGTTTTGAGCCTTTTTCGTAACCTTTAAGACTTACTAAATCTTTATCAAGTTGTGCCGACTGCTTATCAAGATCAGCTATGAATTGTTGCAACATATCTTTGTTATGAGTTACATCCTGTATCATAGCATTGAGTCCACTCTTTTTCTCGATATAATTATTTTTTAAATCCTGTAGTTTATCTTTATTCTTCGTAGAAGATTTTTCAAACTGGTATTTATTTTCTATAGAATTCAATTCACCGTATAACTGTTTTAACTGACTTTCAAGTTCCTTAATCTGATTTTGAAAAGACTGCCTCTGACCATTAATTGCTTTTTTCTTTTGTGCGATTCCGTTTTTCTTTTTAGCTATATCAGCCTCTTTCGCAGGATCATAACTGCTAGTATCAGTTTTAGAATTAACCTTATTTTGATCATTAGTCACAGTATTATGAACGTAATCTTTTGCGGCTTGACCACCATCGCCACCATTCGTGGTACTAGAACCAATTTGATCTTTTGTATCATTTGTAAGATTAGAATCTAATCCCTTAATTGTTTCAATAATATCACTGCCAAGAAGAGTTTTAATCTCATCAAGAATAGTATTTGTATCATTGAGCTTTTCATCAATGAATTCCTGGTAATCATTCATTAAATCATCAAGCATATCCTCAGTATCGGAAATGAATTTTTCGTATTGTGTATCTTTTAAATCGCTTTTAGCTTCTTCAAGCTGTACTTTTAGTTTCTGAATTTGTGCACGAGATTCCTCAGAATCATTACCATTGTAAGCAGTTAACTGTTTCTGTAAAGAAGCAATAGTCTTTGTTTTTTCAGCAATTTCCTTTTGATATTTATAGGCTTCAAGTTCGGAGTCTTTCAGTTTCTTGTATTTATCAATCAACTCGCTCAATGCATCAGTTTGAGCTTCGTAACCCTGTTTTACCAAATCCTGAATTGACTGTAATTCATCTTCGGCAGATTTCTTCGCATCTCTATGAGCATCCTGTAAATCACGCAGACGTTGAATAACATTTTCGTCAGACAGGGATAATTCACCCTTTTCTATCTGTCTCATAATCTTGTTATATTCACGTTGATACTCATCTGCCTGTGCAAGATAATTATCATAATTTGTTTTATGCAGACCAATAGTAGCTGTGCCATATTTTGTAAAGTTACCAGTGTCTTTATCCGTCATATCTTTATGGCTCATAAGATCAATATAATAATCATTTTCACTGTTGATACGTTTTACAGTTTCCATAGATTTATCAAAAGCATCCCATTTTAACTGACGAAGAGCATTCTGATATTCAACGATAGACTGTGTAGACTCGTCTATAGCATTTGTTACTTCGTTGATTGCAGAAACCATTTCATGCCATTCATCGCTGCCTTTTTTGATAGAACCTTTGATAACAGCATCATTTAGACTCTTTTGAAGATCTTTTCTTTCTTTAATAAGTTTGTTTTTCTCACCTTTTTCAGAGGAGATAAGAGACTTATAATAAGCCGCACTTATCTGTTTGCCCTGTTCTTGTGCGAGTGAAATCTTATTATTAAGTGCTGTCTTTTTCTGCTCGTTGCTAGAAATTTTGTTGTCGTAATCACTTGAGATATTATCAAATTTTTCTTTCGCAAGATCTGCTTTATCCTGTTTTGCTGTTTCTTTATACAGGTCAGCAGTTGCTTTGTCTGATTGTTTTGCATCCCAATATGCATTGTACTGTACACATGCATTGTAGAGCTTACCATTATCATTCAGTTTAGAAGCCTTGTCCAATAAAGATTGTGAAATACGTTTGTCAGCTTTTGCAGCTTTCTTGATAGAAGCAAGAACCTTTTTATTTTCTTTAGTGGATTTGAATTTACCGATCGTTTTCTTTGCAGATTTGAGATTTTTATTATCAGTTGTTACAACAGAATTATATATATTCTGTCTCTTTGTGATATTAGAAATCTTTTTATTAATCAACTTATTCTTTGTCTTTGCAGACGTAGCATTGTCAATTTTAGCATCATACAATTCGTCTTGGGAATCATATTTCTCTGTCTTTTTATCAGCAGTAGCTTTTGCTAATTCAGCAGCGGCAGTAGCATTTTCCTGCATTTGCTGTTTCAAATCAATCAGAGAAGCTTTGTTCGAATCAATACGCTCATTATACTCATACCAAGCTTCAGAGCCTTTTGTCACTGTTTTCTGTAACAATTTTAACTGCTCATCTTGCTTGATAATAAAGTCAATCTGCTTTTGGATATTTTTGTTCATACTATCATAGTTCTTAGTATTTGCAGAAAATCCCCATGATTCTTTTAAAGAGATCCATTTCTCCATGCGGTCATTCGCATTTTCAACTTTTGTAGAAAGCTTTTCATACTGAGTGATAAGTAATTCGATACTTGCTTGAGTTAATTCAAGCTGTTTATCTTTTAACTCATCTATTTTATCCAAACAATCCTGCGCTTTATCGTACCAACTCTGATAGTCTTTGATTTGCTGTTTTACAGTATCATCTGAATAATCCCATATATTAGAAGCTCCACCACGAACAGCAGAAGCAATATCTTCATTAAGACCAACTTCATTTGCTTTCTGCATATATTTGTTGTAATCATCTGTGAGAAGTTCAATGCCAAATGTTGCAGCGTTTAAAGCCTCTTTATATGCATTTAAACGAGATGTGAACGAAGAAGAAGTTTTGTCTACTTTATCTTCGAGTTTAGAAAATGCTTTATCAAAACGATTGATACCATTTTCAATAAAATCAAATGTTTCTGCAACAGCTTCTTTTACATCTTTTGCAGCATCCTTGGCTGCTTTTGCAGCATCATTGACCGCTTTACTTGTAGCAGAGCCACCAGAATAATTAGCATAAAAATTGGATGCGTCAAGATTGTATGCACCATTTTTTATATCGTCTAATGTCTTTGCAAGTGTATCCGTAGCATCCTGTACAGCATCTTTCGTCTTCTGTGCCTGTTGCTGTTTTGCAAACTGGTCAATCTTAGAATTCCCGCTAGAAGGTGTATTTAATTTCCCAGGGTTCAGAAGATTAAGGCTATTCATCCCACCGCCAGAGTTTGCCCATTTATCAATCTTCGCATTACTAAGAGAAGCTAACGCAGTTTTTAATGCTGCAATCTGAGCTGCACTTGCACCTGCCGCATTTGCGATAGCAATAATGTTATCTACATCGGCTTTTGTGTCCAGCTTAATATTATTAATATCAATTTTTGACAGTGCTAAATTAGCAAGATACTGTTGTGTCTCCTGAGAAGCGTTACCTTCAGCAATTAATGCAGAAATTTCTTCCCATGTTGCATTCGCAAGATCAATACATCCATTAGCTGTAGCATATTTCTGTGCTGCTAAACGAGCCTCGACCATTTCTTCTGCATTGGCTACGCCCATCTGTTCAAGCATAGCAACAGTGCCAGCTTTTGTATCTTCTGTAAGATTTTTCATTACATCTGAATTATTGATATATTCAGTTGTAAGTTTATTAAAAGCAGATTGACATGCACCTAAGTCGGAAGGTGAATTTGCAATTGTTTTAATAAAATCATCATAAACGCTTCCTAATTCACCAAATTGTTTTTTGAAATCTTCATTATTAAGAATAGAAGACCAATCAAAATCTTCTTTATCGTATACATCAGCATAGATTTTATCTAATTGGTCTAAACCTTCGGAGAGGGCTTGAACTTGTGCAAGTGTACCAGTAAATGTTTTTGAAAAGTCCTCTTGATTCAACAATTCATCTACTTTATCAAGTTCGTTCTCCAGAGGAATGCTGTAATAGCCTTCAAACTCAGGAACTGTCGATAGATAATTGTTAATCGCATCGGTAATCTCCTTTTCGTTTCCAATAAATTGTTCGCTTGCAACTGCTGTATCAATCAGCTCTTGCTTAAATTTGTTAAAATCTTCTTCTGTCTTAGGTAATTCATTACCCTGTAACGCTGTCAACATTGTCTGTTGAGCCAAGTTTTCATTTAAGTTATCAATAGATGAATTGTATGCCTCTACTGATTCCTTCATCTCACTATATCTACTATAGATAGAATTAAACAGTGAATTGTCTGATAATTCATCAGCCGTGAATGCTTCTGAATCTCTTAATGCGTTTACTGCATCTTCAAGTTTTTTGTAATTTTCTAATGCTCCCTCAACTGTATCATCGCCAATTAAAACCAACTGACCACCACCAGTACCATATGAACCACTATCAATTACACCAGCTTTTTCAAGCTCTTTAAATGCTTTTACTGCTTCTTCTCCCGATGCACTAATAATGTTGTTAGTACCCCAGAAGTTGTCTTTTGCAACATCCATCAACTCTTCTTTTGCTGCATTTACACCAGCAATCAAGTCTGTCTGTTGATTTTTCAATGAATCAATGCTTGCTTGTTTAATGGCATTTGATAATGAACCATACTTTGCAATTAAATCATCAATGCTTTCTCCTTCAAGTCCAAGTTTCTTTAATAACTCTGTCTGTGTAGTCATTAAGTCTTCTTTAGCACTTGCATCTGTTTTTACCGCATCCGATAATTGGATGTATTTGTTTGCTAATGTAGCAATCTCGTCACCTAATGTATTGGCTGCATCTGCTGCTTCTTTAGCTTTTTGTCGTGCTTCCTCTACAGCTTGATTATGCTTAGATACTGCGGATGTTACTGCACTAACTCCAAGACTTATACCCATAAGTACAATTCCTACTGGATTGCTAAGAAATACACTCTTTAATGTAGCACCAAGTCCAGTCATAGCCGCTTTCAGCGAAAATGTACTTGCTGTACTAGTTGTATTAGCTGCGGTCTGTGCATTTGTCGCTTGCGTCAGATTCATCTCAGCAAGTTTCTGTAATGCCATCTCTTTTGTCATACCTTGCATCTGTAAAATACGCACTCTGTCAGCCTGAGTAAGTGTGTTTGTGGCTAATACATTTCTTAACTGTTCTGTTGTCAATGTACTTGTTGCCTGTGCAATACTCTTTAATGCCTGGAATCTAGCAGATAAGTTACCATTCGGAACATTACTTGCCATCTGTAAGGCTTTTCCATATTGCTCTACTTGTTTTGTAGCTGTAATGAGTGCCATACCACCAGTAGCAATAAACTTACCAAGATTGAGTGCAATTACACCTTTTAGCGTACCTTCTACAATTCCCCAATTATTAGCAAATTCCAAAACTGCCGAACCTAAATTGGCAAGGTCACGTACTGTATTACCATTGATAATACTCTGATATGTCTCTGTAAGAGTGTTAGAAAACCTCTGACACGCTGCGTCAGCACTGGTCATCCAAGTTTGATACTCTTCTGTAGCACTTCCTGCACTATTGATTGCATCTTCATAAGCTGATGCAGATTCCTTCATACCAGATAAAATAGCGGCACCTGCTGCACTTCTCGATTTACCGAACATAGTCTCAAGAACATTCGCACGTGAGGTATCATCCAACTTATCCATAACTTGTGAAATCTCGTATAACTGGTCATAATAAGATTTGAATGTATGCTCATCTTCCATAATATCAACACCAGTTAATGCCATGAGCTTTTCACGCAAGTTACTTGTGGCTGTTGCTAAATCGTCAACTTCTTCGCCCATCTCCTGCAACTCTTCAATAGCATCTGTATCACCAGATGAAGCTCTCATTCTTAATGAACCGATCTTTGCTGTGTTACCGAGGTATGACGGATCATTATAGTATTTATTTGCTGTAGCAAACATTGTAGCAGCTTGTTCAATACTCATATGTGCTTCTGTCAATGTACCAGCCGATAATCTAATGCTTTCGGCTAACCCTTCCGCATCAATACTGTACTTGTTTGACATATTATTGATGAGGTCTGTATAGGCTTCAAGTTTCTTGTCCATCTGGTCGTTTCCATAACCACCAATTTCATCAAATGAAGCAATAGAAGTCTTAATTGAACCGATTGCCGTATCAATGTCTACATCTCCAACGTTTGATAAGATGTTCGCCCACTTCGCCCCAAGTTCCGCATCGTCTAAATCCCAACCAAGTTTTTTGAGCTCTGTCACAGCATCAATCAATGAACCAACTTTTACATTAAGTTCCTGTGCCTTGCTAAGAGATTTATCAAAATACTTATATAATGCGTCTCTGTCAGAAATTTCATCTGTTACTTTCTGAAGATTTACAAGACTATCATCTAATGTCTTTGCTTCGGTTGCTGCATTTCTGACCTGATTAGAAATGGCATAAACAAGACTTGCACCACTAAAAAATTTCGTATAACTCTTAACAGATTCTTTAAATTTACTTCCCCAAGTCATACCTGCATTATTCGTTGCTACAAGCTCCGTCTTAAATGCCGATAACTCACCTCTGAGAGTTTTTAATTCACCTGTACTCTTTGCTACATTAGCAGCATTAAGCAACTGATTGTATTTAGCGGTCATTTCATGATTATTGAAAAGTTTGTTGTTGTTTCTTCCCAGAATCTTAATCTGGTTCACTAACTGTTGCTTGCTTGTATCAAAGTTCAGATGAACCTTATTATTATTTGCAACCCTCTGTGCGTTGTTAATTGCCTGTTTGGTTGCCGACTGTACACCTTTTGTATTTACATTCGGTGTGATGTTGAATGTAAGATTATTTAATCCCTTCAACTGTGCTTTGATTGCTTTCCTTGTCTTTGACATATCAAGGTTTCCAATCAGCTTGACGTACATATCGCCAAGACTTTTTGCGTCTGACTTAATCTGTTGCTTGCTTTTCGTTTTGCTAAGACCAGCAACAAGATTTACAATAAAGTCATTTACTGCCATAAATCTTTTTCCTCCTTTTTGAATTTTTCTTATTGACAATTCCATTTCCCATCTGATATAATCAAAATGGTTTATTTTACTCATTTTGTCGCATAAAAAATAAAAGGTTGTGAGATAAACACTCACACATAATTGGAATTTCTGATTGAATTATCATAGAAAAATAGAATTGATATTTATTATATAAACGCATAGAAACGTAAATATCTGAAGGATTATTTTTTCTGGTCTAAATAATTTCTGATCTTGTTTTCCACTTCATCCGTCATAAGAAGTTTCCCATGCAGAAAATTACTTAGTTTTGAACCACTCATATCGATTTCGTCTGCAACAAAGGATTTCTTCAATCCATTCTTTTTAATGTAGTCGTTTAATTCTTGTTGTAAACTCACATAATACTCCTTTCTGCCAACAAAAATTTTTGGCATAATAAAAAGGTAAAGCAGCTAGTACGACCGAACCACTTTACCCTTTTATGGGGTGTCATATAAACTGTTTTTCGTGTGCCAATATCATTTATTGTTTTGAATACGATACTATTTTTATGAAATACACAAGCTGTTTGAGGACTTATGTATCTTTGAAGAAGTACACTCATAACTTGTCGGTGTCAAACTCACCTTCAAGCCCAATTTATATGTCTTTCCATATATATGCGAAAATAATCACTCCAAGAAAACCCTTATTTTAAGCCATTTGCAGGACTTTAACTTGCGAAAATATGTTCGATTTTACGAAAACTAACACGAACTATCGTCTGTTACACTTATCGCAATTACCAGTACCATTCCCCATCTGCTTTGCATAAAACATCCTACCGCATGAGGAACATCTTTTAACCGCCTTATATTTCATATAGACACGCTCATTATCCTTTTTCAGAATCTGCACTTTATTCTTCTTACTATCAATGATAAATACGTTTACTTCCTGTCCTTCCTTGTATTTACCATTAGAAGTGAATGGGTACTCTCGCCCTTTATCCTCAATAAAAACTTTTCCCGACTTACTTCTTGTATCATATGATTGTATGATACCTTTTTTTATGTCCTTTTCTTTCGGCTGTTCCAATACATCAAACTCACCAAATGCCACTACAAATATCTGCTCCCATATATTTTCAAAATCAGTTATTACAAGTGCCACTTCTTCATTATCTGCATTATCCCTATCAACACAAAAGGTCATACGATAATACATATTTACTTCTATCTCTCTAGGAACTGCCACTTTCGGCAATACCTTTTCAAAATATCCATCGTCCTGTAATTTCTTATAATCTTGAATCATAGCTTTGCTGTCACTTCTGCCCTCAACTTCAACAATCGGATTATATTCAAGCAATCGTTCCATGATATACACCGCATAATCCCTATGATTATAATATCTGTTCTGATCCGCTTTCTGCCATGCCAATAATAGACAAGCTAATCTTACTATCCTGCGACCATCTTTATCATTGGTGCGATACTTCTTACTGATTTCCTTTATCTTCTGAATCTCACTCTTGTATATCACAATCGGTTTGTCATTAAAAAATACCTCACAATCACGATCTTGTTTTGTGTCGTTCAAATACTCTCTGATAAAGTTTACCAGTGATTCACTTTTCTTAGGATTTCCGTCTTTATCATAAGAATCGACTTCATATAGATTTTTGAAAATCTTTTTACTCTTTCTATCCTTATTCTTTTCATCTGCAATATACTCTTCATTGGTGTATAAGCAAAGTCGCTCCATAATTTCATCTTTTCTGGTCTTGAAAACCTCTTCAATATCATCAATCGTCCAATCTTTCTTGCCTGTCATTTTGACAATATCATATTTTATCATCTTCTCTATTGTACGAGGCTTATATGTAGGTATTTTGCGGATATATTCATACTCTCTGACATTGATTTTGTCATTAAGTATTTTATCCAATAGTTGTTTATCCGTAATATTTAAGGCTCTCTTTATATGTGCAAAATGCAGCAGTATTTGCTTTTTCTGCTCTTCCTCTGATAAGCTGTCGTAATTCTCAATAACATCATGGATTACAGCAAGGTTGTCCTTGCCATAATCAAATGTTTTCATTATGCTTCTACATTTATATTCGTCTGAAAAATCAGCACATAGTATATTACTTCTAATCATCTTCTTCCTCCTCAATGTTTCTATCTTCTTCCCAGAATACAATGTCTTTTCCAAGAATTGTTATCGGCTCATTGTCTGTATATTTCTTTGCTTCTGAAGGTACAGCAAAATCAATTTTCTTCTTGCTATAAGGAATAACATCTAAAATATCATCCCCCATAACCTTCCAGATAAAATTATTGATACTGGTGTACTTGCTCTTTGGATATTCCTTTAATACAGTTACCAGCATATTAAAGATTTCAGCAAATCCAACCTTTAATTCTGTGAGTAATTCCTTCCTTGTGTCGAATATCAAGGCATCTAATTTACTAACTGTAAAAGTCTGCGTCTTTTCTTCTGTACTCTTGTGATTCTTTTTGCTGTAAATCTTCATCAGTTCCGACACAAACTTTTCATAGGTGGACTTGATAAACTTCTTTTCGGATGGTGTGACCTTTACTTCCTTTGCATAACTCATAAGGATATAGCTGTCTGCACTCTTCCATTTTTCCTTCATAGTCTTATCAAGTTCTTCCTCAAAGATTTCCAGTTTCCAACAAATCTTATTCATAAGGCAGTCTGTAAGAAGTAAAGGGCAGTTATCCTTGTAATAATTCCAGAAGTATTTTTCGTCCTCTGTTACTAATTTTCTCTTACCATGCATTACATCCTTTACAAATGTATCAATGGATTCAAAGGTGTACATCTTGCAAATATCCCTCATTCTGGACTGATACTTTGTGTACTTATCCTTGTAATTACTCTTAACATTGATGAAAAAGTATGGTAAATAGTTCGGAATATACTTGTTACTCTCTTGAAGTTTCTCTGCATACTTTTCTTTTTCTTTCTGTGTGGATCTTCTGATTTCATCTTTCTGCTCTTTCCAATTAGCAATCTTAAATTCCTGTGATAGCTTCGGTTTCACACCTGTCTTTGTAGAATCAATCTCTTCTCCGATTAAGAATCTATCCTTCTTAATGCTCTTAAATAATTCAAGCTGTCCAACGCTGCAATCATACTCTGGATAGTTCAGATCAGTATGGTGTAGATATTCTGGATGCTTTACAACCTTATTTCCATTTTCATCTACTGTGATTTCCGCTTTTTCTTCATCAACCGGGAATAATGGCATCATTGCAAATAGGCTTGTACTCATATTAGAATATACACCGACCTCATTACCAAATCCCTGTTTATCTGATTCCGTGGCTTCTGTAATGTCATATTTTTTCGGTGTCATGTTGTCTACACCTTTTTCATAAGTCGTAGGGTAAACATCCCACGCATTATTGATATAAACCTCTGAATTGAACGTACAAACCATGTCACTGTCAAAATCACTATCACTGTGTTTTACTGTAGATAAATCATGTAAACTGTAGATAATTCCGCTATTGATATACTTATAATATCGTTCCATTTCATCATAGATTTCTGGTGTGATACCAAGCCTATACACGTTATCTTTGTTGCAAACATCCAAAATATTATGTTCTGCAATATCGGTCATTGGAGAACGGCAAGCATCAATTTTTTCAACTCTCTTTTTCATCCAATACTTGCTATATACTGCATTAGGTGGAATAAGACCAATTCCATTCGCTTCAATATCTCTTGTGACCTGTGTTGCTCTATGCTTATGTGAATCGGAAATACCCCCTTTTTCATCCATCCAATAGTACCAATTAAAAGCCCATTGACATAAAGCATATGGATCACTAATCATAAACTGATAATTACTGTTCCCATCGGGATATAATTTTCCTGCCTTTGCACGATTCAAATAACTTTTGATGATTTTCTGAATTTGACCGCCCACATATTTATCTTTTATCAAATCAGGATTTTTCAGTAGGGCATTATTCAATGTGGTAGTTTTCAATTCCTCTTCTGCATCTACATCCTCATTATCTGCCCCATTATCTTCCTCACAATCAATGTCTGATTCTTCATCGTCCATATCTTCTTCATCTTCTGTGTCCGACAAATCTTTTATATCTTTTGCAAGTGCATATAAAATGTATTCTGGCTTACCTTCGGCAAGTAATCTTAAATACTTCTCTGTAGGCGCAATCAGCTTATCAATATCTTCATCTTCACGAACATTACTTGTCGTTGTGAGCTGGTAATTCTGACGCACACAATCTTTTTCATCCTTTGGTTTAGGCGCAACTCTCTGTACTCCCCACAATGCTTCTGGATTTCCATTATAAAGGTCAAAATTGCAACCCATACCATCTGATTTATACAATTTCTTATATTTCCATTGTGATTCTGTCAGAATAACATCCACATCCTCAATCGGGATATACTCTATTTCGTCCTCACTCATACCTTTGTATCTGACATCTACAATCGTTTCAAATCCTTTTTCCCTGGCATATTCCATAATAGGAAATGTTACAAGCAAGCCTTTTACACCAATACTTCTAGCATTAAAGGCAGATGGGATATAGTCAATGTGTAAATCTTTCGCCCATTTCTCCGCGAATGTCGGTGTAATCAATCCCATACCATCAAAGGAATTGAGATATGCTGTATGAATAATATTTCCATTTTCATCTTCTTCCCACTTTGTTTCAAAGAATGGTCTTGTATCAATGTCATAAGTGAAACTATCTGAATCTTCATCCTTATTTTTCTTCACAAAGTAGACCAAATGATTTTTATTGTTCTTATCCTTAAAGGTTATATATTCAAAATCGGGAATAACCACAACTCTAGGCTTTCTAACAAATATACAGCCTGTTGTAGTAAGTCCCTCATATGCTCCAAATTTAGAAGGTGGTAATATTTCAGATGTTTTTACATCAAGCTGGAAGCCTACTCTGATTTTCGGCAACACCTTATCAAGAATATCTTCCTGTATGAATAAAACTGTGTTCTGTTTCAGATTTCCACTACTAGCACTTCTTCTGACATACTTTTTGCCATTGTAATAAAATCCTTTTTTTGAAAACTTGTCATAGCCTGTCTTATTTGTTTCAACGCTGATAACATATGGGAAAAATAAAAACTTCTCCATGTCCATTATCTTGTCATTGATAGCATTGATCCTACCCTCTGTCGGATGCTCATTTGCTTTTCGTTTCAACTTCTTAATCTCTTTTCGCATCTCTTTTAATTTCAGATATGCTCTATATTGTTGTTCATTCGGTGTAATATCTTCCCCATTTTCATCTATGGTTGTTTCAGGACTTACAACCTCTCTGATTTTTTGAAAAAGAATGTTATCACCAATAGTAACAAGTCCGCTATCTCCATATGATTTAGTCAGCCAATCAATCAACGGAATTTCTGGAATACTATAAAATTCAATCTCTCCACTACCCTTTTCTTTCTTTTCATGCTTTCTGTTAGGTGTATTGATTATCATTCTTGAACTCAATTTCAATATTTTATATTGAACTGGTACAAATCCTTCCTCTTTCTGTTTCATATAAATTTCTCCAATCATACTAATTTTGTATTATGCCTGTTACAGAACGTGCTTTTATCAATGGAGATGTTTGAACTCTCTACAAATAAATACACCTTCTATTTATAATATTCTCCACTTAGGAAGAAACTTTTTTGATTTTTTCGTGTTCCATATTCAGTTATCATCATTACTTTTGAATACTGCGTGAATAACGCTTGAAAAGCCATTACATAAGCTATGAAAACTCATGTAACGACTATTGAAAATTCTTGATAAGAAATACTGGTTTCATTGGATATTTCAAAATAAAATGTTGCCTACATAGGGAAGATATTGAAGGTCACTTTTTCGGAAAATGCAATTTTACTTCACAATCTGCATAAATGAAGGCTTATTGCTCATTTTTGCAATTTCGCCACTCTGATTATCAATAAGCAGACCATTTTCTCTGTCTATAGTGTAAGTACCGATTCCGTTATCTTCACAGAATTTTTCAGCCATATCAACACCTGTCTGCTGTTTGTACATTGCACTCATGCAGCTCATATAGAACACTGTAAACTCTCTCAAATCATTATTCATGTAATCCCACATAAGATCGAATACACCATCATGACCAACCGCATTGTCAAGACCTTTTTCCTTCAGAACATTCATTGTGAAGAAATAATCCTTACAGCCCCACTTATCGCCATCATAGGTTTTATCTATCGGGAATATCTTAATCAGATTGCCTAACTTAATCCGACCAATAATACCGAATATAGCATCTATCAGATTAAATGAATTTTGCTTAACTTCAAATGGTGTCTGATATGTGCTGTCTAATCTATGATTTATAGCATCAATATCAATCGCATAATTTATATATTTTACACCGCATAGTGCAACCTTCATCAATTCATCCTGTGACCATTCATCTATGCTCTTGTGCTTTTGAAATAAACTGCTAACTGTATTATGATACTGTCTGTTCCATATGTCATGTAAAGCAATCGCCCTTGTTAGTCTGTTCAGTTCGGTTATGTCTTTGTTTCCTGTTATTACTGTAAATTTATCCATATATTATATATTCTCCTTCTGAAATTCATTGACCATCGCTGCGGTTCGTTTGGTGAGTACAAAAATTTTGCGCACACCACTGTGTTGATTCCTTCAAACCTACATCCTGTCGGATTGAAAGATCTTGTAAATTTGTAATTAGTCCAGAAGCATTTTATTACTACACATACTGTTCATGCAATTTTGCTATTTCCACATCCATTTCAGCTTCTGCTATTTCTCCACATTGGCACTTATCAACCACATCTTTCATTTTTTTCAAAATATCCCTATTATGATTTAACTTATTGACAACATCATCTGTAACATAATGCGTCAAATCTCCACTACCATCACCATAAGATGTTCCAAACAGAGTGTCCATCCAAAACATTGCATAATACCCATCTATGCTTCGCAGACTAAAATTTGACAAAATAAACATCTTTAATTTCAATTCATCATCTATGTTCCTTTTCTTGACAAGCATAATAGGCACGAATTTTCTTAATACCTAAATCTTTGCAAGCTCTTACTCTTTCATGTCCAGAAATAATTGTATTATCTCTTGCAATCATAATTGGCTCATATATACCATATTTATCAACCGAATTTAAAAATGAAATCCAGTCCTTGCCTGTTCTTTTGAAGAAATATTTATCATGTTGTGGTAATGGTTTTAAACAATCTACATCTATCTCAATATCTTCATAGTCTCTTACATAGTCGATAACACTATCTGTTTTGGTATGATCAGATTCACCTTTAATTGCAGCTTTTAATTCTCTTGTTGACATTTCCTTTACATTATGTTCTGCAATAAAATTAGCTCTTTTATCTTCTGGCACATCCAATAATAATCCCAATTTTGTTACTTCCAAATTGGAAATCGCTTGCGAATTTGAACCAAATTCTTTTGCAATTCTCATATAAATATTTGCTGTTCTTTGTGAAAAATTAACTTTATCTCTTAGCCATGTTCCCCATTCTCCATGTGGTACTTTTTCTTTTGCTCTATTCAATTCATTACCAAGTTTAATGAGATTTTGTGCAGTCTCATTTTTAAGCCGGATTATTCTGTTTTCTATTGCTTTAAGTTCCAAATCATTGTTACATCTTACTTCATTATTCATATTTTATAGTCTCCTTCCACTTACGCAATCTTCTTATTCCTTGTACCATAAACCAATGCATCCGCTTTTCCTTCTACACAATCAGCAGTTACAACAACTTTCTTTGCACTTGCCATATCAGGAACATCAAACATGACTTTCTGCATAGCGGATTCAATGATACTTCTAAGACCTCTCGCCCCTGTTTTCTTTTTAATAGCCAATTCAGCAATCTTTCTCAATGCTTCGTCCTCAAATTCCAGCTTAACACCATCCATTGATAATAACTCCTGGTACTGCTTTGTAATCGCATTCTTAGGCTCTGTGAGAATATGCACCAAATCTTCCTCTGATAGCGGATTCAATGCAGTTATAATAGGAAGTCTGCCTATTAACTCTGGCATAAGACCATACTTAACAAGATCGTGCTGCTCAACCTTTGACAAATCGGCAACTGATTCCTTTTTATCGGCAACATTAGCACCAAATCCAATAGAATTATGTGTCTCTTCCTTGCCGATAAAGTTATCAATGCCATCAAATGCACCACCACAAATGAAAAGTATGTTAGATGTATCAATCTTTATTGTTTCAGCTTGCGGATGTTTCCTACTGCCTGTTACTGGCACTTCTGATACTGTACCCTCAATAATTTTAAGAAGTGCTTGCTGTACTCCCTCACCAGATACATCACGAGTAATTGACATATTCTCGCCTTTACGACTGATCTTATCTATCTCATCAATGTAAATGATTCCTCGCTGTGCTGATTCAATGTCATAATTTGCATTCTGTAAGAGTGTTCTTAACATGACCTCTACATCGTCACCAACATAACCAGCTTCAGTAAGTGTTGTAGCATCAGCAATAGCAAATGGAACACCTAAGAATTTTGCAAGTGACTGGGCTAAATATGTCTTTCCACTGCCGGTTGAACCAATCATAAGGATATTGGACTTCTGTATCTCAACATCTGATTTTTTATTTTGCTTTAATCTCTTATAGTGATTGTAGACTGCAACTGCAAGTATTCTCTTTGCTTCATCCTGTCCGATAACATACTGATCTAAATGTGCTTTTATCTGTGAAGGTGTAGCCAACTGCATATTATTTGTAATAGATTCCTCTTCCTCATCATTGAGTAGGTCACTTGCAATGCTGATACAACTATCACAAATGTAACCATACTTACCCTTTATTAACATATCTACTTCATCTTTTTTGCTTCCGCACATACAACAGTATTCGTTATTTTTCACCATTATAAATTCTCCTTTATTTATGAAAATTGTACTTATCAATTATCACTACTTATGCTTATGTTTTCTCTTATGGTATCTATCCCAATGATTCCAATAATCACATTTTTCTTCTGCATTTTCCTTATCCTTAGTTTCAAATATTACTCTTCTACGAATTGATACAATATTCTGATCTGAAATTTTAATCTCAACTCTATGATTGTTTCCTTTATCAGATACTACTATTGCAGGTTCAACAACCCATATATGGGTGTTATGATGTTTCTTTTTGATTCTGTTCAAAAAATATACATCTTGTCCTTCCTTAAATACCATTATTAAAATCTCCTTTACTCATCAATACTCGTGCATATTTGCATACGCTTGTTGCTTTTTCTGTTCAATTTCAGATTCTATATCTTGATATAGTTCATACTGTTCACTCGGAGGAATATCTGAATTGTCGATCTGTTCCAATAATTTATAAAATTTTTCATATGCTTTTTCTATTTACTCATACACAATTACTTCTACAGGTGTACACTCTTTCATAAGTTCATCCCATGTAACTTCAACAAATTTACCACCCTTATAGTCATAATTAGCTTCATCCAAATAGACAAAAATGCAGCAGTCCTTTACACTTTCATCAATAATTTTTCCATCAATCGGAGTACATAGCTTATATGCCTTTTCCCATTTCATAGAACTTATCACTTCAAAGCTATGTGTTGTAATCCATATACCAAAAGGAACATCCAATAATCCGTGGTAATCTTTATCTGTATTGGAAAACGTTTCACCTACTCTGTAATATTTTTTCTCTGTAATTGCTTTACTCATATATATAATTCTCCTTCCATCAAGTGAAAAATTGTAAACTTATTATTCCGGTAAATAGTGAGTGTTTATTTCGGATGCCGCTAGGCAGCCGACATACTCTCTTTTTATCGAAAAGAATAATCAGCTTAATTCATATTTTGAGCCATTCAAGATACGCTCAAATTAAGTATCTATAAGATATATTCTCTCGTTGAAAGATTTGTGTAGCCATAGCGGAACAAATCTTTTTTGTGCTGTAAAGCACCCACTATTCAAGAAAGTAATATCCATTAGTAATAATTTCTCTTATCTGATCACATACTGCATTGGTAGGAATATTTTTATCCTTCACACTCTGCAATGCAGTTTTAATATCATCCAATGACATTCTGTATTCTTTCATAAGAACATCAATAAAAGGTTGTCTGTATTCTATCAGCTTATCCAGTTCCAACTTATGATTGTTATAATTGGATGTTCTGTACTGCTTTTCCTTATAAGCAAGGTCATTGATTTTCTTCTCATGCTTTGCTATGCAATTTAATATGTACTCTTTTGTAAGAGTATTTGTATTCAATTTATCTTCCATTTTTAATCTATAACTTCTATCCATGTCTTATCTCCTTAGTGGGTGTCTGCGTGGCAGCCACAAATGATGTTTGTTCCGTTCCTTGCGTCACTACACAAAATCATTGATTCTCGTATGATTTTTATGTATTTTCAAAAATTGGCACTTTATAATGCCATATAAAGGATTGTTTATATATCCCGTTTTAAAGTGCCAACTTTTTATAATCACTGGTCAAATACAAATAATTCATCAATATCTGAATTACTTTCCAGAAATTCTTCCATTGAAAATGTTCTATCCTTATGACCTATCCTTATTAGTTCATCAGTCAAAATTCTCTGTGCATCTAAATATGTATCTGGTGGGTTCCACATTTTCTTTTTATGTGATTCAATTCTTGGAGTATCACCCCAATATTCTTCAATCAAATTTTTCATCTGCTGTTGATATTCTGCTTTATTTTTTTCATACAGGTCTTTAGCATTTGAATTTAGATAATCGACTACTTTCTTATTTAATAATTCCTTTTGTAGCTTCATTTCCAATTCTGGTAATGCCTCTTTAACTCCATCAAATGTATAAATCACTTTTATCTGCTTAAAGTAGTGATTCCATCCGTACTGCTGATACAATAAATCATTCACTTGTTGATAAAAATCTGCTTGTTGGAATCTGATAAAGACTTGGAACATTTTTTCATATCCCATAATGTTATGTAAGATGTGTCTTTCGACTTCAAGAATTTGCTTTTTCTGAAGATCAGTAGCTTCAAAATACTGTTCTTTACCTCTTTTATCTTTTGTGACAATAACTGTCTGAATTTCATAAGTAATTAGTTTTCTATTTTTCAAACTATTTAATGCAGAAAAAAGAATCTGCTCTAATTTTTTATTACATCTTTGATAAAAGTGCCTAACTTCCCATGAGGTAATTCTATAATCGAGATTTTTTAATTTATTTTCTGGTGTTCTTCCATATTTATGACTTGCCATGCCTAACATTTCCCACCAGTTGCGTTTCGTAAATGTTCTTGTATAGCCTTCCTGTTTTGATAGGTACTGTAATAAAATCACTTCTATACACTGCACATAAATTGAATTATTACCCAGTTTGCGCTTATCTTCTTTCGTTAATGGAGTATCGTATATATCTGAAATAATAAATTTCTGTCCTGACTTTTCCCATTCAAAGTAACGTGCAAAATCTTCTAGTTGATATTTCTTTGATTTACCGCTTTTAACTTCCTGCCCTAGCAATTCACATAGCATTTTATAGTTTTTAACAGTCATACCAATTTCAAGTTTTGATATATCAATACCACCTACAACATTTTGCGGTAGTAATAAGCTATCATCCTCTTCAAATCCTTTTATAAAATCCTTTTTCAATTCTTCAAGAGATTTAACCCATACATTTTTTAGCTGTTCTTTATTCTGAATCTTTTTATTTTGGCTCAAAACATCGGCAATATTTATAGCAATAATCTTATCCAGCAAGGGATCTATGTCACACGCATACTGTTTTAAGACGCTTTCTTCTATATCCATATCCTTATATTTATCAGCATTCATGATAATTTCTTTTGCATATGTGACTACTCTATTTGTATCTTCCTTCACTTCGTCAAGTGTTGGTAATTTTGTTATTCTTTCTGCTTCATCTGGTATAACAGATATATACTCTCTCCCATTTGAGACATAAAAGAATCTCTCCAATACCTTTGCTGTCTGATTTTTGTTACATGGATTCAGATAATTCATATAGTCTGTTCTTTCTTCTGTAATAATAACTCATTCCTCCAATTCTAATTTAATTAATGTAGGCATAATGCCATTTCTGACACTATGCCTGTCTATCCGTCCAATATGTATAACCATTATCTTCAATGGTATTGTGATTCCGTCAAATATGTAATCAGCATCTTCACTGATAATTGTTTTAATAAAAAAAGGGATATGTAAATCCGTTCTGAACTGTAACTATTCGCTTCAATTTATACAGACAAAGCATCAAAAATTTTTTCCTTTAACTGTTTTTTGACCTCATCACTTGCAACACCATTTTTAATATATCACAGGAGTTTTTTATCGATTTTCTCATCATTTCCAACTGTTCCATTCTCCCCAGTATACTGGGGATTTGCTGGAGATTAGACATTTCATTTATATGAATATTTATTTTTCTTGACATTTAAGAAAATGACTGTATAATTAAATTAAAAAACCATAATTTTACAACAATCAAAATAAAACCAAATCAGAAAATAAATCAACTAAAACTAATTCAATACAACATTTTATTTTTATTACTTCTTTTAATATTTGTAACTGTCAACCTTACACCAATTTTCTGAAAGGTGGTGCTTCTTATGGGAGCAATTTTGGGAGTTGTTTTTGCACTGACTTTATCAGTTATGGTTATTATTAGCATTATAACCATTTTGCATAAATGCTTAAATGATAAACGACATGATGTAAAAATAAGGACAAAATACTTTGATATTGAGATAACTCAACATGATTAATGATATTAGGCAGCCGATAATCGGTTGCCTTTTTATTTTCGTCATAATTACTTCAATTAATATGTATTCATAAATAACCTCTTTTTCTTCTATATATAAGACACGAATGAGAAAGTATCTCATGAATTCCTTTATCAGTCCAACCGGCTGACCTCTACTATATTGTTCTCTCTTTATGCTGACAATCTTTCATTGAGATCTTCATACAACTCTTTTGTGGCAGTTTCCATATCCACACCATCACTAAGCTGCAAAGTTACATCTATATCGTCATAGCAGTAACAACTTGCTTTTCCGATTGCAATATGCAACTTATCTTCTGTAATTTTTTCATACGAAAAATCAATCGTATCTGCAAAAATACCTGAATTAGCATAGAACTCTAAATCTTCCTTGAATTTATCAACTGATATTGGCTCTTTCATACCTTCATCATGGTTCACTACTGCACTTGTGACTGATACAAGATTATCTGTGATAGCTTTTAATAATCTGTTTGCATTTGTTTTTCTCATAATGTATATTCTCCTAATAGATTATGTTGATCGTGATTCCTGAACCATCTACCATAACAATGTTAATATCAAGCACATTGTCTGGATTATCTTCATTGACACAACCAAAAATATCTCCAATCTCATTTACTGCAATAAATGTAGATGAAATAACTTCTTCATCTTTTACATAAGAATAAGCAATCAAATCCTGCTCTTTCTTATTTTCAGCCTTTAGATAATTCATCTGTGTAAAATATTGGCTTGAACCACAAGTACCAATCTTACAATTTATGTTTCCAATCAGTCCAAATTCTGTCATCTGAATAAGTTTTTCAACACACATTCCATTCAAGATGCCATTCCTCAGAATCTGTCTTGCCTGTTCCCTTGTATCTTCGTTCTTCTCAAACTGAATTACTTTTGTTTTGCTCATATGCTATTTACCTCTCTTTAGTTTTTCTAAACACTAAACACAATTAATACATTTTGACCACTTAGCATCTGCAACTCTATTGATTTTTCCTTTGGAAGATTGCATTTGCGTACATTCATCGGCTCTACCTTTACTGCTGTATATCCAATTTTTTCTTTATTCTCATACAATTCAAACCATAGCAAATCCGGATTTGAAAACCTTATTTGTGAAAATGGCATTGAACGGAAATCGTTTTTATTTCTATTGATATACACACTACCTTTTGCTTGTATAACATCCTGTTTTAGTACTTGCATAAATCCTCCGTTATGTAGATAGGCTGGATTTTCCAACCTACCTACTATATTGTTCTGTTTTTTTACTTGCTGTTTTCCTTTGATACAAGGATAGAAATTTCTAAGAATGGCTGACCGTAAGGACGAATCAGAATTGTATCTGTAACGCTACCTTCCTTGATGTAGATTTCATTGCAGCTATCATCCATAAGCGGAAATGTTATTGTGTCGATCTGCATTTCAAACGCTTCTTCTGTTTCTGTTAAAGTACAATTTCTAACACTATTCATTTTAATCTCAAGACCAAACGAATCATGGATAATTGCCATCATCACTTTATGATCTTCCTCATTCAGATAGTCCATAAGTGAAAAGACATCGGATTCATAATAGCTTTCAGACACTTCCCTTTTCTCATTTGTATCTACATGATAGATAACAACTGCCAGCTTGCTGCCATCTTTCAAATCTGCTTCGATCAAGAATGTGTCCATGCCGTCAAGCATTCTCCCTGTTACAGAAGCAATGCTGCTTTCTTCTACAGAATAGTGTGTAGAGGTGCATTTTTCTCTAAATTCAAAGAAACCAGGATATGCTTCAACCTCGTTAATATCCATAGAAATAACATCTTTTCCATCCCTCTGTAATGTCACTTGTGAATACTCATAGATGTTTACCAGTTCAAAATAATCCTGTGCCTTTGCATCCTTATTGTTTAATACTGCTTCGATTTTTGTTCTCATAATTTTTTACCTTCCTTTTCTTAATGTAGGCGAGTAGGCTTTGAACCTACCCACCACAATTTTTATGTTACTTGCTAATTCTCTTTGCTCTTAACTTCTCTAATGCTGTCAATCCCTTTGGCTTATTTGCTGTAGATACCGTCTGTTCCACTGTTGGGGTAGCGAAAATATCAATGTTCTTTCCTGTCCTAACCTCTGTTGTAGCCTTTTGCGAATTTTTGATAATGTCCGCTTCTTTTTGAATGCTCTCTGTCATTGCATCCACTCTACTGTACGGCATTGTCAGACCGCTAAGAATAATCACATTTTCCTCTGATTCTGACAGATAGCCGTGAAACTCGGTTGGTGCAATTCCGATCTCTTTTCTAAGATCAGTCATATCAATTTTGCTTTCCTTTGCAGATACCGCTTCGGAGATACCCATTGTCGTAATGGTCTTATCTTCCCTCTTTGCAAAGATATTACTGTCACGATTCAGTACATCAATAATATTCGCTGTCGTTCCGTTGTTCTTATTGGCTCTTGTGATAATGGAAAATGATGGAGTTAAAATGCACGCTTCGATCTCGGCTAAATCCATGTTTCCATCCTGCGACTTATTATTGATGCAAAGAATGCTTGCAAATAATGAAGCAAATGTGCTGTTAATCTTCATCTTCTCGGTTGCGTTGTTGTCCAGAATGTAGATACTTCCCATTCGTGGCTTCAATTCCTCGATCTCATAAAATGTCTGTCTTGCATTGTCTCTAATTTTTAACGATTCATTATCAGCCGGTAGTACCACGATCATTCCTACCTTGTAACCTTCATCAAGAAGAATTTCCGCAAGCTGTGGTGCGATTGCCGAACCGGTGCCTCCTCCTAATGATGTAGCAATGAATACAATCGAATCTTCTATAATATAGCTGTGAAGTTCATCCAGTATCGTATCAATGCTTTCTGCTAAATCCTGTACACCGTTTTCCCGGTTACAAGCTGCCCCCTTTGAATTGTTCATATGAATCTTGTGGGATAACTTGACAGATGCCAAATCCTCTGTACTGGTGTTGATGCCTACAAATGATGTATTGGCTTTATTACCGCCTAAATCATTCACGCTTTCTTCAATCCTTGCCGTGATCGAACCGCCAGCCTGTCCACATCCAATAACTGTGATCTTCAATCTCTCGTTGATGTTTTTATTCATTCTCTGTGTCTCCTTCCACTTCTTTCATCCACTCAATACCTTCAGAAGTTAAATAGAAAGTATTGGAGTTACTTTTTCTCAGTCCTTCTTTTACATAGCCTTGGGTTACCAATGCTCTAATCTTGTTGTAAACTGTCCTCTCACACCACTTTTCACCATCAGCAATCAACGCTTCTTCAATGTCTTTCTGTGTTAAAGCGTATAATTTGCTCTGCGCCTTGTTCGTGTAGAGGATGTTCAATATAGAATACATAATTCTCAAATTGATTCCTCCTATCATGTGTCTCTACTTACTAATGCACCTTTTACAAGTGAAATTCCCCTGTGATACAGAATTTTTTTTATTAAGTTGTCAATGTACCGTGTTTCTTCTATATAAATGTGTTTTGGAAATAAGCAATTAGCAGACCGCTAACGCTTGACTAAAAGAATGTTCCATGATAATATTTTAGATACCAATATATGTGTTAAGTTTACCAGGCTTACACAATTACCATGAGCCTTTAGCATTGGATGTTACCAGCATCCAGATTGTTGCTATTGGCTTTTTCTTTTTATGTACCAATCACTTTTATAATTGCATTTGAAATACTTTGTAATGTGTCTCGAAAACCTTTGTATCTCTCTTGCATGGTCTTACTATAACACTGTATGTACATATTGTCAATCATTTTTACATAAATATGTACATATTTCATTTTTATATGTGTTTATAGGCTTATTCTTTACATATCTACTATTCCGCATTATAATATGTACATATCACTCAAGGAGGTAATTCTAATGTTTCCTGAAAAAATAAAAATAACAGATGAACTTATACAGTTAATTATAGATACAAGAAAAGAACATAATTTGACAGCATACCAATTATCAGAGAAAATCGGCAAAAACAAATCATGGCTGCCAAACATAGAAAATAGACGGACAAAAAATATTTCACGAGACGATCTTATATTGCTATTTAAGGATTTTGCAAAAGATAAAAATATGGATGCAGAGGAATTTGTTATCAAATATTTATCTCCAACCGCAACAGTAGAATTAAATGATAATGTTTCAGTACCTAATCATTACCTACAAAATTCTATGGGTATTTATTCCCCAGATCATGATATGTTGCATATATCTGATGAAGAACGTATCAAAAGAATGGAATACTACATACAAGATAAACCATATGAAGTTGATTTAATGCGTCTAAAAAAGAATTTAAAGGATTTATCAGATACGATCATTGATGAATTTAGTTACTGTGAAACACCAGACGATAGAAGAAATATGATCAATTTGGTTAAAACAATGCGAGTAAACTTTCAAGGAGAATTTGCATATACTCAAAAATTATACCAGTTCCCTTTATTCCACGGTGACGCCGAAACATGTTTTGGAAAAACTGTTGGAGAAGATTATTTACAGAAAACCAATAGTAATATTGAAAGTTTTTCTGCAAAACAAAAATTGCTATATTCGTATGCAGACATATGTAGCGACATAAACTTTGAAGAAGGCAGCTATAATCTATTTGTTGATTTAATGTTCATAAATGAGAAAACCGACATTGAAAAGTTAGATGATATTCTTTTCGGATTTGAAAGTTTCATATATGAATTACATGAATATCTTTTAGCTGCCAAAAATGAAGCACTAATAAATCATCATCCATGCAAAATTAACTTCATAAGGTTATTTGAGCACATTATTAAATCATTAAATGATTTTATTAGTAATGTAAAATTAGATTACCATTTTGAATATACAATTCCGACACAGGATACCGATGTAGATGAATTGATTAAAAAATGTTTGGAATTAAATACTATTACTTATGGAATAAAACAAGCTATACGAAACAAAAAACAGTAAAATTCCACATGAAATTGTTCTTTCATTTTAGGCATTAAAAAGTACAATATATAGTGTTTTATCAGTTCTATATACACTATATATTGTATATTTATTGATAAGCATATCAAAAACAGGTAGAATCTGCGGAGATGTGCTTATTTTTGTGCATTAGAAAAAGCCATAGCGTGAACTATGACCTTTTCCGTTTCAATCAATCAACCATATTTAGAAAGTTTTCCTAAATACCAATATATTATACTATCAATCTAGCTCGTTTTCCATATGTAAATTTCAGAAGTTATACCGCAACTTTGATATATGTATCATCTGCAACTTTCTCACAGACATAATCATCATCTTTTCCGAAAAACAATTCATTGCAGCACTCTGGGTAATCTTTGTCCAAAACTCGGATAGTTCCATCTGCATCCTGTATAATCCATCTATCAGGTGTCTCGTGATTATATTTCAAAATAAAGAAATCATACATTTCTGTCTCATTAGAAAGTAACGCATACTTGCCTTGAAAACAATCTATATATCCTACTTTCCTCTCTGGATCTGTTTCTTTTCTATGTAATACTGGCATTGGTGCTTCATATACTACTGCAATTTCTGTAGGTACACCATTCTTGTTAATATACTGCTTATGATCTGCATTGATATAATCCCATGCTTCCTGTTCTGTATCAAAGAACTTCATGCCCTCATGTAGATTATTTTCTAAATTGCCTTTTGGTTCATTTTGCATATATACAACCCATCCCGTTTCCATTCCTGGCTGATACTTTGTTGCTCTTACCGGCTTGGTCTGATATACTTTTGCATTCTCCTTAAAAATATCATTCAATATAAAATTATTTGTGTCCATAATTTAATGTTCCTTTCTTCTAAAAATGTAGCCTTGTGCAGCAGTGTAAAAAGCATCCTTTATTTTTTCCAACTGCTCCGATGTGAATTTATCTTTTAAACTCTCTTTGTAGTCATTCCACGCTTCATCCTTTACTTTGTTGCTTTCAATAATATCTTTCATTGTTATAGCCATTGCTTCACCTTCTTTACAATCATTTCCTTTGTTGGGAAGATTCCTCCATATACCACTTCTGGTCTAGGAGTTTTGGGAAATTTCTTTCCATCGCTTGTTACATTATTTTTGTCAGTTAAAATTATTTCATCATTCATTTGTTATTACCTCTTCACTTATATAATGCACATTTTAGATTACGTTTTCCCATGTGTTGAGAAATTTTTTTAATTTTTTCTTCAATGATACTTTTACCTATTATGAAAAACCAATATATTGCTAATGGTATGAGAATCAAAAGGATTTTCATTGTTACATTTTCCACAATCAGAGATGCGACCAAACCGCACGCCCATACAACCATGCTTATATAGAATCCATATGTAAAAAATTTCAATTTTCTCTTCATTCTAATACCTCTCGTTCTTCCTGATTTTCTCTAACTTTTCCTTTTTCTGATTTTTATATCTTACCCTTGCCCTTGGTTTATATTTGTTACAATGCTGGCAGTAATGAGCGTGATCCGCTTTTCTACCCTTGGTGCAAAGTCCTGCACACACATAATATAAACATGGTGTCTGTCTATCTGTTGCCATTAGTTGTGACCTCCTTATCTTCAATTTTAAAACTAATCGGTTCCCAATACCCCCGTTCATTCCAATAATTAGGTTTTTTATAAATATTATTATCAACCATATAGCTATATAATTTCTGGTGTAAATCATATAATATTGGATCAACACAAACTTCTGCATCATAAGACAACAATTCCCTCATTGTCCTATGTAAAATACTTTCCCCCTTTGCAACTTCCTTATTCCAGGAATCAGCTAACTTTTTTATACCTTCTTCAAGGTTTTCATATATCTCGCCATTATCACTTTTGTCAAAGAATGAGGTTTCATGTACAAACATTTTTTTTACAGAAAGACCACATTTTTTACACATTGCCTTCCTGTTAAAGAGTTAATAAAACTCGAAAAGATTATCTTTGGTTTATATCCACAAGAACATGTATCAAATTTGCAGATACTATTTGCAGATACTGTAAAATCCAATGGAAGTTGTATAAACTTGTCATCTTCAAAATATTTCTTATTATCCATTGCAATCAGTATTATATTTGCGATGACAAAATAATCATAAAAAGGAGTATTTTTTGATATTGACCTGCCATTAGGATTTAAATAATTTTTTACCAGCATATGTATTGCATCTATATTTTCATTGCCTTTAATATAGTCAACATTTGCTGTAATCAATAAAAGTGCTGTATCACATGGTAACTCTATTTTATTTTCCTCCCTTTTTAGTTGATCTACCATATTACAAAAATTGTGAAAACATTTGTCTGAATATAATTTTGTAAATAATTCCTTATAATCCATCTTCAATACCACCCTTTCATCACAAATATACTTTCGTATATACTCTCATAATCTTTCGTTGTCCTTCTGCGTAGATTTTACAGTTCTGAATTATTTCTTGAACATCATTCCTCTGCAAAAGACCAAAATCATCCGCTAGTGTTTCTAAATCCTTCTTCCCCCATTTATTCATAAACTTCTTAACAGATACTTTTGAACTACATTGCGCTACCCTTTTCCGCATTGTTGGGTTGCTCCTTTCTTGTGGTGTGTGTTGGTTGGTTTGTTAGTTTGTTGTAATAATACTGGTTACATTAAAAACTTGCTTTCCATATGCGATAAGCCATTTTGGGGCTTAATTCCTTATTTATGCCCTATATAGTAGGCTTTTTCAATGTCGCAAGTTAATACACTTATTAGTGTACGCATTTTCAATATTACTCACTACATAGGAATGATTCTCGATATTTGATAATTCCTATTATATCGGTAGGCTATCGCACTTCCTAAACAAAGAAGTATAGGAAAATCAAGCATTTCCGCATTTTGCGATATAGGGTACGATAACCAATTTATTCATTCTTTTTCATTTCTGCGTTATACTCTGCTTCAATATCATCCATAATATCACGCAAGTTTTCCTTTGCTCCCTTCAACCAGTACAGATTGTCGTTTGCAAGAATCGGTTTTCCTAACTGATACTGTCGCTCAATCTTATCCATCATATACTGAATACCCATCTGAAATCCTGCATTAAAAATCTGCTGTCTATCTTCTGTTTTCTGCTCCTGTGAACCGTTCATCTTATCCATTCCCTTTGCTTCCTTTAATAACTCTAATAATGTCTTATCCATTCTCTTACCTCCGTTTTATGTGTAAATTATCAGCAATACCGCAATTATGCTTCCTATAACCATTTGCAGTATAGTTTGCTTTGTTATTGGTTTAGGCTCTCTGTTCATTCAATAACTCCTTCCTTTAGACCCTTACATATATCTAATACACATTTTGTAACCGATTTCCCCCCACTTGTGCGGAAAAAATTTATAATAATTCGCTTTTCTTTTTGATTTGTTCCAGATTCGGGTTCAAGTATTTTAATGTGGTTTTTATACTTGTATGTCCTGCTTGATTTGATACCTCATTGATGCTATATGCTCCACTCTCTAATGCGTTATAACAAAAGAAGTGTCTAAGCATATGCGGATGGATATGGTAGCCATCAATACTAAATTCATCAAATACTTTATTGATAGTAGACGGATTCAAAATCTTCCCTTTGCTGTTATGGAATAAATAATCTGATTCCACATTATCTGATCTCTGGTATTCCCTTATTGCCGAGATAACCTTAGAATTGATAATAACAGTTCTTTGTTTTTCGCCTTTTCCGTCTGCTACTCTAATCTGACTCGCAGCAGTGTTTACATCTACCTTTTTCAAATGCAATACTTCTGATATTCTTAATCCTGCATAAGCCATAATGGTGACTATTGCATAATTCCGTTTTGCGGAACATCCTTCAGATTGCAACACTCTTTGTCTGAACTCTTCAACTTCCTTTTTCGTGATATTGGTAGGACTGATTATTTCCGCTTGTATCTTTATTAAGTCTGCTTTGCTTATTACAATGTTATCTGGTTGCATCAGCTCATTATATTTAATAAGTGCAGATAACTTTGCATTGATGGACTTTGCATTTAGATTCTGTCCTGTTCTCTTACAGATTTTCACATTCTTCAAATAGCTTTTATATTCCAGAATATTTTCCCTATACAGCTTCTTAAATTCTACATCCCCGAAGCTGTCATTAAACCATCTGAAAAATTCCTTTACCGAAGCAACATATATTTTGATTGTCTTTTCGGATTTTCCCTCTAAGTGCATCTTGTTTTCAAAATCCCTTATCAGTTCATCCATAAGCGCACACCTCCTAGAAATTTTATTGAATTATTATTTTGCATATTTTCAGAAATTTTATTGAAATTTCTTTTTGCTTCCTACTTACTAATGCACATTTTTTCAGTAATATTCCCCTTATATTGAAAAAATAATTGAGGTCATTTTTGCCTTATTCATTGTATATATTCCGTATCTCCGTTATACTATATAAGGAAGGAGTTGATTTACATTTACATCGAGATTCAGAAGCCGAACCGCTTCAAAGATATGCTACATAAGATTCAGTCTAAACTGGAAGATATGTTATTTTCCATTCTACAACACACACCAGATAAATTCATTCCAAAATCCCTTATGCGTTGGTTTGAGAAATACACCAACAAACGACTTGCACAACTGAAAAGTGATGTGATCCGCAAACGCTGGCAGACAATAGAATTAGAAAAGGCTGTTGATAATATCCACCAGAGGCAGCAGCCATAAAAATAAGAGGTCTTTCTTCTATATATAATATAGTAGATTTACCTCTTTTTTTGTTTGAACATCTGTTCCCTTTATGCTATACTGTTATTGTGTAATTGAAACGAAAGCAGGATGTGATTTTCCGATTATTAGATGCCCTCTAGTTTACAAAGGAGGGTGATGCCCTATGAACACGCTTGAAGTTTTAACTTTAGTGCTAGTAATTTTTGCGGCTCTGTCTTACATAGACAATCATAACAATAAAAAGAAATAGCATCCCACACCGTCCAAAGTTTAGGATGCTATTCTTATAAACATTTTAACACTGAGGGCAAATCGGAGTCATATCCGATTCACTTTCTAAGTAAATTATACACTAGGGCATTTGAGAAATCAAGTGCCCCTTTTTAATTATCCTGTGATTCTGCTTGCTTCTTTGCGTTCCTTGCCTTTGTTGCTTCTGACTTCTTCTGTGCAGCCTTTTTCTCTTCTTCTGTCATATTTCGCTTTGATTTTCCTTTTTCATCTTCTGGATAATCAATAATATGTTCCTGTTTTTCTAACAGAAATTGAACAAATGGCTTTACATATGATGTAGTAGTTTCAATATCTTCATCTGATATTTCATTGTCTTTCATATATTCTTTATAGTCATTTATAATAGAATCTATGTCTTTATCTCTCAAAATCAGATTCATTTCCAGAGCATCCGCAATTTCCACTAATTCAAGAGAAGAAAATTTGTCTCTGCTCATTTTATTGCTCAAATTCTGCCTAGTGACATTTATTTCCTCTGCAAGTTCTATCTGCGATTTTCCCTTTGCTTCTAATATATCCTTAATTACTGTCGTTGCTGACATATCAATCAAACCTTTCATTTTATGTTTACTTCCAATTATACTTGATTTCCCCTATTTTTTCAAGGTCAGCAAAATTCACTTGATGCACGATTGCAACAATCTATGTACAATTTTCCATTTTAACGAATGTGTTGTTTTCTTTTCTGTTTGATACATAAAAATTTCTGTTACCTTTTGGAACAAATCTACTGGTAATATTGAGCCTTTCATTTGATTGCACTGATAGCAACAAATCTGTAAATTTTCAACTTCATCCTCTCCATTTTGATTCAGTGGAATTATATGATCCAATGTAATCTCCGAAAAAAGTAGCTGTTTCCCACATATTGCACATTTTCCTTTTACGTTATCATACAAAAGTTTTCGTACATCCTGTGAATAGTGTTTTCTATTGTTTTTCTTTTTAACATATGTATCTTCTGTATCAAATAAATAATACCCCTTGCATTGTGCTGGTTTACCTAATATTTTTCGCATTGCCTTGTTTACGTTATAAAATTGAGTTGCCTCGTTTATATCCTTTGTCTTTTTTACTTTTCCATTCTTTGTATTTTGTATATAATACTCTCCATTTGTGATTACTATAGCCATAATATCAACCTCTTTTCCATTAAGGACAGCCATATTTCAGACTGTCCTTTCATCCTTTACAGTTCACTTTTATCTTTCATCAGGGAAACAAACTGTTGTCGCATTGTCTCCTGGTGTTTCGGAGATTCGATTTGTAATAATCCAAATTCTGCCTTTTGAGGTATTGTAAGCACCCATAAGATACAAATCATCTGGATAATTCAAAGCATCCTCATTTGTCTGTTTATCTTCTGCGTCCATATCTCCCCAGTCTTTAACTGCAAATCTCTGTAATGCAACTGTGACCTCAACCGCAAATTTCTGTTCCGCTGCCATAAGATCATTGATTGATCTTGTAGTTACTACCTGTCCCATATTGAAAAATTTTGATGTAATCATTTTGCTTTCAGTCCTTTCCTTATTCGTTCAATGTCTTTACTGCCTCTATCATTTTCGCATTGTATTCATCATAGATTAAAAAGCTAACAATTCTCTTGCCTATACAAATTAAAGCCTCGTGGTTTTTATATACCTCTTCCTTTTTTCCTTGATTAACTTTTCTCATGTTTGAAAAAATACTATTGTCAAACATTTTCTGCTTATATTTTTCAATGGACTTTTCTTTATTAAAATAGACATAATTTTTATACATTCCTTATCACCCATATCCTTATATCAAACCAACCATACAAGCCATTTTATACAATGGATTCTTTGCAAGTTTCCTCATATGCTCCGCTTTCTGTTTGGCTTTGCGTTCCATCCTGTCCATAAATGCCATCTGATTATCAAGTTCTGTATATTCCAACGTCTGCGTTGGTGTCAGTGCGTTATATGGTGTTTTTAAGTTTCTATCTATGATCTGGTTTCCGTCTGCTGTTGTGATGATTCTAAAATTAAACATATTGTTTTCCGTCCTTTCTATGCTTCCATTACCTCTGTAACAATTCGCTTTACCTTGTCAAACTGTTTATATACTCGTTTCTGTTTGATTCCGTGATTATCCGCTATTTCCTTTAGTGAATAACCTTCCACCTTGTCAGAAAATATTTTCTTTTGTTCTTCTGTCAATCCGTTTTCAATCTGCTTTACCATTGCCCTATATTCCAGATTAGATGCTGTTTCCATTGTAGAATGATTAGAAATATTCATATCCATTGAATCTAAACTAATATCTGATCCGGCTTCTGTACTTCTCTTTTGTGCTTTCTGTTTTCTAAAGTGAACAAATACCGCCTGTTTCATATACATATAGGAAACCGCTTCAAAACTGCATTTCGCTTGTAATTGCGGATCATTCAAATACTTTTCTACTGATAACAGAAAATCAAACACAACAATATCAAAAAATTCTTCTGCATCCAGTTTTGACTTCTTCAAAAAGTCCATGATTAGATGATAATTTTCTTCTGAAAACTTGCGTTCTTCCCTTGTCAATGGTCTTAATTGCTCTTTGTTTTCCATGTGATAACCTTCTTTCTATTGGTGGCAAGTGTGCCATTTCTGACACACCGCCCAACTCCAATTTACATATCAAGTAAATCTCTCCATTTGTGGTATTCATCAATGTTTCCAAAATACTTTGTATCATTGAATAATCTTGCCATAGCACAATTTCCTGTTCTTCTAAGTGTTAAAAGTCTAATAAGCTCTTTTATCTCTGCAAGTGTCCACTCTCTATACTCGTCTAATTCAATCCTAGCCTGTCTTGCAATCTCTGTATCTGTATAACCCTGTATTCTCATAGCAAGAACTATTTCAAGAAGTTCAGGCTCTGCATATCTGCCAACATTTGCAAACAAGTCACGCAAAAACTCTTTTTCAATTACATATGCTTCAACATTTTTTGTTTTATCAATCCAATATGCATCTAACGGATGTCCTGAAAAAGGATTATCGCCCTCTAATTCATAATCAAGACTAACAAAACCGCCCTCTGGCATACGCTTTTGTGTGTGATCTGCTCTATGCTTGCCATAAACCGCACGAGAAAGAACTTTTTCAGCAACCGCATAAAATGGATAGATATGTAACTCTTCTCTACTGCAATACTTCTTTACTGCGTTAAGATAAGGGATGACCAATTCGTCATACCAATCTTCTACTGGTAAATGATTCCATCTCATAAACTGATATAAATAGTCGTGATGTTCTTCTGCAAACACTCTTTCTTCTACTGTCAAAGGTCTGTCGGTGTAATCTGCTTTCTGTCCTCTTCTCCATGTTTTTTCTGTCATAATGCTACCTCCTAAAATATGTATTTTGATTGATTGATTTTGTACGACTACTATTGAGCCGATAGGCAAGCGGAGGACTGAACCTCCCACGGCTGAACTGTCACCGCCTTAATTGATTAGAAATTATATTCCGGGTAAACATCCTCGATATTGAAATCATTTTCAAACCAACAGTGATTAGATACTTCTGGAATATCAATAATAATGTGGTCTGTGTGGGTTTCTGTAACTGTACCCTTGTAAAATGTTCCGTCCATATTGCAACGGACTTTCTGACCGACTGAAAACAAATGTATTAAATTACTCATATATAAATCCCTCCTATTCTTTAGGGTATCGGGTGGATTGCTCCACCCTTTGTCCTGTTGATTGCTAACCGCTTATTACTTGATTCGTAACACACTGTATGTCGTTGTTTTGGTGTACTCTTCCAGACTTCCTAAATCTTCCTCAAGTCTTTTCTTGTCTAAAGTAGAGCGAACCTGCGACTTATAGGTAATTTTTGCCGTGTCTGTAATTTCTTCTGTAAGGTTGTTTTCATTCATATAAGAAATAACCTCAGCTTCCAGAGCATTTTCAATGTTGCTTGCTTCCTCAATCATTGTTTTGTACTTTCTGATTTCTTCAACCTTTGCTTCTAATTCTTTTTTTGTCATAATGACTACCTCCTTAAATATGTTTGATTGATTTTGTGTAGGTCTGTTTTGTTTGACCTTGTAACTGTATTGTACACTCGTTAGTGTGCAATGTCTATTGACGAAATATACAAAATGTACACTAGTTAGTGTCGTTTTATTATACAAGTTCACTACTTAGTGTACATATTACACAAGATCATTGTACACTCTTTAGTGAATTTGTATATTGATATTGTACACTTGTTAGTGTATTATAATGATATCAAATCAATCAACAATATATTTTTAAAGGAGGTTTTTCTATATGAAATATTTTAAGAATGTAGAAACACTGGAAGAATTAAGAAAACAGTACAAAGAGCTATTAAAGAAGTACCATCCCGACAACCCAAACGGATCTACAGAAGCAACGCAAGAAGTCAATGCTGAATATGATACATTATTCAAGACATTAAAAGACAGACACGAACACGGAGCAAGCGACACCAACGACAACAAAACAGATTATAATAATATGAAGTATGATTTTTCAGAAGATGAAAAACTAAGGGAAGTATTACAGCATATTGTTACAATGGAAAATATCAATATTGAAATTGTAGGTTGTTGGATATGGATAGACGGCAACACATACGAACACAAAGACACTTTAAAGGCTTTAGGGTTCAAGTGGGCAAGAGAAAAAAAGAAGTGGTATTTTCATACAGAATCATTCAGAAAAAGAAGCCACAAAAAATTATCTATGGACGATATAAGAAACTACTATGGAAGTACAGAAGTAAAGACAGAGGAAACAAAGAGATTAAAACAAGCGTAAAAAATAAGGGTGTAGACAATAACAAGCCTACACCCTACCATAAGAAAAGGAGATCAAAACCATGAAAAAATCTATTGAAAAAATCGGAACTATTGCAACTATCGTTATTATGTCGGTATGCTCTTACATTGCAGGAACTACACAAGTAAAAACGGAAACAGTCACAAAGACTATTACAAAAGAGGTTGAAGTTATCCCCGATAATTATATATCACTTGATGATGTATGCGGTTGGTACTATGATAAGTACGACTATATTTGTTTTGAACTCGGAGACATTGGGAAACAGTTAGACAATCCAAACGGAAAAAGTTACAATGATATTATTTCAGACTTGCCACACTTGACAGATTTAGAAGAATAAAGCAATAACATAATATAATTATAACACAAGGGTGTAACCGATAAAGTTACACCCTATTTTTGTATGCTCTATTGATATTTTTTAATGTCATTATATCCTACTGGTTTAGTAGGTATTGTGTAGTCCAGGGTAGCAAAAACTAAAAAAGGGAATTGTTTTTCTCTGCCGCCCTGTAGTTGGTTCTTCTCGACACGGACTTGAAAAATTTACCCCTACGATATTTTCAATCCTAAAATCTGTCGCTTTGAAATGAACGGAAGTATTATTTATAAAACCTCTATTACGGAAGTGGGATTTACAACACTTCTATTCCCACCTAAAGGGAAAATTCCCCTAAGTGAAACTGTTCCACTTAGAAGATAAAATTTTTCGCACACTTGTATGCGAAAGATTTTTATTCTTCAAGGTGTGTCCATTTGAACACAAGGCGTTTAAAGTTTTCGCCACTTCTGGCGGTATCTCATGGGGAACGAAATTTAGTTTCCTTCAACTATTGCAAATATGAAACATCTCTAAACCAACACTATCTGTTTCAGATAACAGCGCAAAATTGCGCTGTACCACTGTGGACTAACCGCTTTTTCGGAATCTGAAATTCCGATTCATTCTTCCCCAGTTCCCCACGGAGAACTTACCCCATATCCTTAGAGAAA